CTGTTCCTGTGTTTAATAATAAACAATTAATATTACCGCCAGATATAGGACCTGTTCCTGTGTTTAATGATAAACAATTAATGTCTCCACCTGATATAGGACCTGTACCAGTAGTTAATAATTTACTATTAATATTACCACATAAAATAGGCCCAGTTCCTGTATTTAATGAGTATCCAGATAAATTACCACCTGATATATTACCTACTCCTGTTGATAATGATGTGCAAGATAAATTACCACCTATAATAGGTCCTGTGCCTGTTGTTAATGATATACCAGATATATTTCCGGTGATTAATGACGTGCTATTAATATTTCCACATGTTATAGGACCAGTGCCAGAAAATATTGAACTTGATGTAATATTACCACATGATATATTACCAGTTATTATTGAAGATCCATTAAGAATCTTACCAGTAATATTTCCAGTTGCTGATAATGACCCAGATACTGAAGAATTATTTAATAATAATATAGAACCACCATAAATCATAGTTTTAGTATTATCAGAACTACCAATAGTTAAATTATTATTAGTTTGTTTTGTACCTATATTTATATTTCCCGTTCTTGAAGATGTTCCTATATTTAAAACACCGCTTGTTTGATCCTTCCCAATATTTAAATCTTTACTAGGTGATAAAGAGTCCAGAAAAGCGGTTGAAATATTAGTTGCATTTGATGGACCTGGTGGACCTGGTGGACCTTGAGGACCTGGTGGACCTTTTGGACCAGCTTGACCTTTCGGACCTGGTGGCCCTCTCGGACCTGGTGGTCCTCTAGTAGAAGCAGACAAATTTTGTTCAATATTATTTTTCTGATTTTTTAATATTAAAATATTTTTTTTCAGTAAACTATTCATATATTATAAATAGAATATAAAAAAAATATTTTAATTAATTAAATAATTTTTAAATTAAAATATAAATTAAGAAACTGTAACAATATTTTTATCTTTTTCAGTTTGATAAAAGGTTGCCAAAAAAGTCTGAAATCCACCAAATGTAATAACTTTATCAATATAAGATTTATCAAGATTTAATTCCTTAATAACTTCTTTACTAAGAACTGTATCAGGTCCTGATTTAAGCCCCATTTCTGAAAATTTATTATTTAATCTTTTCATGACTTGTGGACGTGCTAAATTAGTGTCACCTTCTTTCAAGTCTAGAAATTTAATTAGAATTTCAGGAACTGGTTTTTCTTTATTAAATCCACTATTACTTGATCCTTTTCGTTTAGTTTTTTCTTTACGCGCTTTTGATACTTCATCATTATGAGTTTTTGATAAAACTTTAAGAATTAAATTTCGTTGACGTTCAAGATCATTACGGTTTTTATTTTTTGTTTTTAGTGTTTTATCAATATCACTAATTTCTTTATCAACACTTTTAATACTATTTTGTATTACATCTAAACGATTTGTTAATTCAGTAAAACTTTCTTTTGATTTTTTTTCTTTCATTTTTTTTAATTGTTCATTATCTGATTCTGTTGAGGATTCTGAATCTGATTCTGTTCCAGAGTCTGAATCATGTTCTGAAATATTATCTACTTCTTCAGAGTCATCATCAAGGGGTTCCGCCTGAATTTGTTTAGGTTTACCTTTATTAGTAACTTTTGATGGCATTTCATCAGATTGATATTCATCTGATGAATCACTATCATTAGTTTCTGGAATATTAGTTTTAATATTAGTTTTAATATTAGTTTTACGAGGCATTAATATTTAATCCTTTCAATTCAAAATTTTAATTTATCAATTTTTTTTTAAACAATAAATCTACAAGCAATTTTTTTTTAAACAATAAATCTACAAGCAATTTTTTTAAACAATAAATCTACAAGCAATTTTTTTAAACAATAAATCTACAAGCAATTTTTTTGAAAAAACTAAGCAATTTTTTTCAAAAATTAGAAAGAAAATGATACAATAATATTATCTATTTTTTGTTTTGTGTATAAATTAGTATAATTATGGTTTTGTATAGGTTGAATAGAATGGTTCATAATTTTTGGTTTATTATTATTAATTTTTGTAATTTTATTTGGTATCTTTGTTTTTTGATTCATATCATTATCAATATTATTCCTATTTTCTAATACATAATCATATATTTTTTTATTAATAAACCATTTGAAAAAATTTAATTGACTAATTGTTGTTATAATACATATATCATTTATGAAAAATGGTATTCTTTCACCTCTACTAAATGGATCAAAATATTTTTTTTGATAACCTTTCAATTGTTGTTTATATGATGTATAAACATTAAATGTTTGTTCAATATTATTTTCTTTTAATTTATAGTTTGTTTTAAAATTTTTAGAATATTTTGTTACAAAATGATCAATTAATCTTATAGATATTGGAGAATTATTAGAAATCAAATATATGAAAATATTACTATTTTCATTTGTCTCATAAAAATGTATGAATGATTTAATAATATTATTTTCTTGAGATGTTATATTTATGTTATTAAATATAATATTATTTAATTTTGAAGATTCATCATTAGACATTTTTCTTTCAATATATAATATAATAAAATCATAATTTCTTTAAATGATTATTTTATTATTTAAGTGTCTGAATCATATTCAGATTCATGATCAGAGTCAGATGTTTCTGCATTCAATAAAGAGTTATTAATATTATCAATACTAATACTTGAACTATTTTCAGATATTTTAAATTTTATTGAACTATCATTTTGTAAAACATTAAAATCTGAAGTTTCAATTTGATTTTTATCCAAATTTTTCACTAATTGATTTATTTCTAACTGTGTTGTTGAATTATTATATTTTGAATTTTGTGGTTTCGTAATTTTCATAAAAATATTATTATTTATTTCAGTATCAGGAACATTAATTTCTTCTTCATCAGAGTCCTCAATAAATTTATAATTATAACTTTCTTTTAAAGTAAAAGAAATTAAAATTGGTCTTAAAAATATTCCAAAATCATTATTCGAATTTATCCAAATTGCATAACATTCTAAAATCATCTTACAACATGTATTTTCTGGTATTTCATTAATATTAATAGTTTTATTATTATTTATTTGCAATGTTGTTTTAAAATCATTATTATCTATAATTTTAACTTTTATTGTTCCTCTATCATAATTTTCTGATTCTCTAATTATTTTTTGATAATTAATACTTTTATTTTGTTCAATATTAAACCATAATGCAGCATTAAGAGTAGCATCTTCTTTAATTTTTGTTTCTAAATGATTTATAAAGTTAATAAATTTATTAACTTTTAAATCTTCTTTACTTGTTAAAGCAATTTCAATTTCTGAATAATTATTATATTCATGTGCTTTATATAAATTTAATAATGTTGGGGTTTGAAAAACAAAATTCTTTAATTTACCTTTATCATTATATTTTATTAAAATAATTTTTTTATTTTGACTTGACCGTGATTTAGGATATATAATTTTATTAAAATCAATATTATTTAAATTCAATGGTTCCTGATAATTCATATAGTATTAATATATAAATTATCCCTTAAATATTTTTAAATTAAATTTATGCAACTGCTTTTCTACTTTTGGTTGGTTTCTTAGCACTTTTTTTAGGTGCTTCATCTTCGTCTGAATCACTATCTGGAACTGTCATAATTTGTTTTGTTGGTTTAACAACTTCTTCTTCAGAATCAGAATCAATTTTTTTACTTTTTGAAACTTTTACAGGTTCATCATCTGATTCTGAATCAGAATCAGAATCTACTTCAGCAACTTTTTTAGAAACTGGTGGTTCTGGTGGCATATTAAGATATTCGTCTTCACCATCTTCTAGAAAAATAGCACTACCTTTTTCAGAATAAACTGGATTTTTAACACGGATTTTTTCAAGTTTTAATGTAACACCCCATTTATTATTGTCTTGAGTCCAAATTTTTACCAATTTAATAATTGGTAAAACTTCAGAATTAAATTTAATTATTTTTTCTAAATTATCCAATGTAATTTGATTATTACTAGGATTATTAGCAATATCATATTTTCCTGTTTCATTATTATATTCATGAATTTCTGTCATAATTTTTTCAGTTTCTTTATTATCTTTAGTTTCTTTATATTTTCCCGTGTCTAATTTAGCTTTCATTGAATAAAATTTGATATTAGAACTAGTGTTAGATTTTGCTTTAATACCTTTACGATAGATAGATGTATATTCATTAGGATCTTCGTCAGTAATAATTTTTTTAATATGATTATCTAATTTCTTTAGAAAATTAATAAATTCTGTAATTTCAGCTTCATTAGTATTTTGTGAATCAGGACTAATATTACAACAACATTTTTCATCAATTGGAAACCTAATAGATAATCTAGATTCTTCAGAATTATAAAACTTATTAACCTCGCCATTAGATAGTGTTTTACCTGGCGGAATACCATATTGTTTCATTTTAATCCACGGTCCTTGAATATTTAATGTTTTCTTATCAGAACCATATCTTAAAAGTGGAACAACATTACCACCTTTACCGATAGTAACTTTTTCACATGTAATTTCTTCAACTTTAACATCTTTGAATTTTAGTGTAATATTTGTTTGAGTAGCCATTATTAGTATAAGAGAAATCAATTTAATATATATTATATTCAATTTTTTTTATAAATAATAAAATATAGTTAAATAAAAATTATATAATATATTAATGAAATATTTATCTTCATATAATGAAATTGGCTTATATTCTAATAAAGACTTTATTTTTGATAATAAAACAACTATTTTCTTATCAAATTTTCTACCATTATATTTAATTCTTTATTATAATACAATTTATAAATATAGTAAAAATATAAAAATTAAAAATTTAATCATAATTATACTTTTTTCATATTACTTTTCAGATTTAAATTCTGCAATATTTCATTGTTATTTTAGTGATAGGTCTTTTTACGAAAATAAAATTGAAATTGAAGATAACTATTTAATCATTAATACTAATTCAGGATATTCATCTAATCATCATATGTTTCCTTCTAATTGGAAAGATATTC